GCCCTCATTCGTAAATTCCCCAATTTCCATGAATACTCTTGAAGGAGATTTTATTTTAAGTAATGATTTAGCTTTATTGATAACACCATCTACAACTCCAGTAATAGCCCCAATAGCTGTTTTAGTCATGGACTTAATACCTCTGATAAGACCGCTAATCATATCTTTACCGATATTGAAAAGGCTTGAACTTTTGAAAATGTTTAAGGCTGAGTTCCAAATTTCTGAAATAGCAGATTTTACACTGTTCATTGTGTTTCTGACAGCGTTAAGCATATTGTTAAAGTTGTTTTTAACTGTATTCCAAATAGCACTCGCTGAAGATGAAACAGCCGATTTAATAGCGTTCCAAGCTGTTGAAAAAGCGTTCTTGTAATCGTTTAAAACACCAGTAATATAACTTTTAATGCCGTTAAAAATACTTGATACCGTTGTTTTTATGCCTTCTAAAATGTTTTTGAATGTTGTACTTATTGTTTTTAATACTGAAGATACAACTTTACTTGCGCCCTCTAAAGCTGTTGTAATAGCCGCTTTAACAGCTTTGAAGGCTAGGGAAACCTTGCCTACATATTCCTGTACAACATCCCAGTTTTTGTACAATGCCACTCCTATTGCGATAATAGCCGCAATAGCAATACCAATTGGTCCGCTTAAAGCCATGAATGCGGTACGTATTAAAGCGAAGTTGTTTATTATGAGACTAATAATAGGCGCTAAAGCTGCGAATACCCCCATTAGGATACCTAAAACCGTTGTAACGGCTGTAATTGTTGCAAGCAAGACTGGATTTTCAGATGCCCATGTCGCAAACACGGTAATCATTTCAGCAACTTTAGTTAGGATAGGTTCTAAGGCTTTCATCATATTTTGTAATGCTTCTTGAAGTTTTACAGCAGGATCCTCATCCATAGTAGCGATATTATCGTTTAATTTTTGGATGCCTTCACCTAAGTTTGCTGTGCCATTTTCTGCTACCATTAAGGTGTCAACTAGTTTCATTCCTTGATTTTCGAATTTCGTGCCAAAAACCTGAACGCCTAGTTCATTTCTTAATGTCGCATCTTCAACCCCTGCCAATGCCTTAGCAACTTCAACCATAGCAGCAGAGCCTTCTTCTCCACCGCCTGCAACAGCAGCGCCCCATGCTTGCATCTGCTTAGATGAAATATCTGTTTTTGCTAATAGTTCATCCATTGCTTTAGGAATTTCTAAACCAAATTCAGTTATTCCTATTTTTGCCTCCTTCAAACCATCAAGGAGATCGTCGATATTCCATGTTTTTGTCTTAACTGATGCTTCTAGGATGTTTTGCACTTCTTCAGCGTTATAACCCGCAATCGCTAACTGTTCGCCATACTCTGCGATGATATCTAACTGCTCAGGAGGAAAACCTAAGTCTAACAACGTGTTAACCATTCCCATTGCTTCTTCGTTAGATATATTTAAAGATGCTCCGATTTCATTCGCTTCTTGAATTAATTCAGTAAAATCAATTGAAGCATACTTTGAAGCGATAAGAGAAGCACCTTTAACAACAGCAGCGTTCGACTCGTCGCTAGCATCTTTATTTAATACCCATTGCCTTCTAACACCTTCCAAAGCTTCCTCAGCTTCAATACCATATGTTCCAACTTCTCTAATAGCCGCTTTTACAGTTGCTTTTGATTCTTCAGGAACATCAAACATAATTTCAATCTTAGTATCAAGGCTAGATGTATCTAATGCCGCACTTACAACCCCGGCAATACCACCACCTGCAACTAAGCCACCTACAGTTTGGGATAATTCACCGCCAAAATCTCTTATGGCTGTTTCCGCTTCTCCTGCTTCTTGTGTTATTTGGTTTAAATCTTGCCTTACTTGGTCAAGACTTGCACCGTTATCAGCATTTCGCAAAGCTTCTCGCATACGTCCTAAATCAGCATCAGCACCTAAAGCAGCCTGCCCAATTTGGTCTAATGCTTGTTCAAGTTGCTGTGAGGATGCTGTGCCGTTTCGGATTGCGTTAGTCAAATTGCTTCCTAGCGTATCAGCGAATTGTTCTATATCTGTACCAGTAGCTTGAAAGAACGTTCCTAGTTGTCTAGTGGAATCAGCAACTCTTTCTTGCTCATCTGTCATTCGTTGCAGTTGATTCCGTAAGCCGTTTAGACTGCCTTCAGTAGTAACGAGTTCTCGTTGAAATGCCCGATATTGTTCGATACCTATATCGCCCGATTGAAACTGTGCTTCAACTTGTGCTTGTGCTGCTTTTAGCCCATCTAACTTTTCTGTGGTTGCCGCAATGCGATCCGTTAGTAATTGCTGCTTCTGACTAATTAACTCGATGTTGCCCGGGTTCATTTTTAACAATCGCTCGACGTCTTTAAGTTCTTTAGCAAGTCCATTACTACGCTTTTCAACGTCTTTTATAGCGTTTTGTAAAGATTGAGTATCGCCACCGATTTCGACAACTATACCTTTAATTCTACTGCTCATAGTTCTTTTTCACCGCCCTTTCAAAATAAAAAACACCTATCAATTTAGGTGTCTAAAAATCTCCATTTTAAAGGAGTGCCATCTTCTAATTTACCAGCTGTTTTTCGTTTCCCATTACAACACATAGAAATTTTAGATTGTAATGCGCTTGTCTTAAGCGCTGCTTCTCTTGTGCTATTAAAAACTTGATTCGTGGTCACGCAAACAACTTTTTTAGGATGTTTTATATTTTTTACTTCTTTAAGTTTATATTCTTTTCCTTCTTCATAATATGCAAATTGATATAATTCACCATCAACGCCTGAAGCTGTTGTGTTAACACCTAAAACTACTTGATGTAAATTTGTATATTTAATATTAAAATGTTCACTTGCACTTATTACGGAATCAAACACTACGCCATTGTTGATGCATATAATTTTTCTAGCACATGGGTGGTTCCCTTTTGTTTTAGGGTTAATTTCCTTCAGCTTGTATTCTTTATTTTCTTCATAGTAAGCAAATTGCAAGCCCCTTGTTGTTGCTTTTTCACCTGCGCACACTTGGGAAATATTTTTCATGTTTAACGAATACTTATTTGCAGCTTCTGTCATTGTTTCAAAAACTTCATTAGTGTTAATACAGATAACTTTTTTAGCGTTTATATTGTTTTTACCACCATGAACTTCTTTCATTTTCTTTCTTAACGGATTTGCGTATTCTGGATTGTTCCATTTTTTTTTGGATGCTTTTGACATTTTTATTTTTGATTCATCGCAATGGGTTTTGTTTTTATTCCCGCCACTCTCTAAATTGTAAGAACCAACACTATTACGGAAATGAGAAATCCAATTCGTTTCTTTATCATCTAATTCATTTATATCGCATGTTTCCACGATAGAAAAAGAAAAACTTTCTTCTCCGTACTTATTCCACGCCCTTTGTAAATAATCGTTGTTATGAATGTTTTTCCTTAGCGAATACAGATGTTCGTTTGTTCTTTTTTTGTACCCGACTCTCGTCTGCCCTATATAAACCTTGCCATTTACTAAATTCTCTATTTTATAGATAACGCCTTTCTTCTCCACAATATCACCCCTTAAATATATTATAATACGTATATACACACTTGTCAATGTCACGTATATAGTTTATAATGTATTTAGAGGTGATATTAATGAAAAGAAAATTTACTACTACACTGGATAGTGAACTAATAAAGTTAGCAAAAATAAAGGCTATTCAAGAAAACGTCAGTGTAGCCGAATTAATCGAAAAGCTACTAAAAGAGTACCTTGCTAATAAATAAGCAAGGTTTTTTATTTAAAATGAGTAATAAGGTTATCCGTTAAAGCTTTTTTAATTCGCTTGTACACGCCCTCAGCAACATCCATAATATACCTAAAAGGTATCAAAATCCTCTTGTGTCGCTTTCTTAACTTTAGGCTTGCTCGTATCCATAACGTCAAAATATTCGCTGATATAATCCAAGCACATTCCAATCGTCATGTACTCCATATCATCAACTGTCAACTTTGTTTTTTTACACATTAAAAGGTACGCTTCAGTAGAGATTGATTCCCCACCTTGCGTACCTTCTTCACTTACTTTTTTTTTGTTTGCATTGTAGCCAATAACATGTCTTGCAAGTCCGGAATAATATCCAGGATAGGGAACGTTTCAAACGTATCCAACCACTCTAAAGGTTCCGGAATTGTTTTGTCTGCTGTTTTAGCGAACACCCAAGCGATATTATAAAATGCTTCCATGTCTAAATCAGCTAGATTAAACTTTTTGCCGTTTGACATTTTAGCGATTTCAGCAAAAAAATCTTTGCCGAACTGTTGCTTATATCGCAAAGGTGTAGCGCCAGTTGATTTAAAAACTATTTGTTTATCATCAATCGTTAATGTTTTTTCCATGCGTTACGCTCCAGTGTAAACTTCAGTATACCAAGCGTTGTAAATTTCTTCTGTAGTAGTTGATCCAGTTGATAGTTTGATAACATAATCGCCAGGACGAGGAGAAGCTACGAATGTTAATTCGCCTGTTCCTGGTTCTACTGATTCAGTTTTAGTTGCCGCACTATGCCCAGGACGCGATACGGAAACATAAGGTAATACGTGACGTGTCGCTTTTTGATCGCCATCAAATTCAAACATTAAAGCTATTTTCTTAGGATTGGCATTCGCACCCTCAACGAATACACCATCAGCCCCAACAGTTTCGCCTAGTACATCCTTACGAAACTCCTCTGTTAGTAATGCTACTTCAAGTGTACCGTCGTACCCCATATTTGCGTTAGTTGTATAGTACACCAAATTATCTGCGAAAAAGTCCGATTGTTCCCCTTTTGGTTCTAGTGTTAACGATACCATACCAGGGAATCGTACTGGCGTGCCGTATGTTACCACGCCATCTTCTTCTGTAATTACTGCATAATGTGCATTGGATAAACCAAAAGCTACTTTGTTTTGTGCCATTATTGAATCAACCTCACTTCATAAGTTTTTTTAAATACTTTTTCATCGTTTATATAAATCTCGTCGGAATCCCAGGGGATACCATTCTCATTCAATATTTGTTCTAGTGAATCCTCAATGTCTAACTCTTTTTTCTTTGTATATAGTTCGATATCCACATCCGTTACCTTTTGATATACTTTCCCATCAGCTTTAAAATTGTCTGTGCTGATTTCTAAATAGCAGATGTATGGTAATGGAGGAACTTGCCCTTTTTCAAAGTGTGAATAAGTGACAGGCAAGCCAACTCGCCTTAGAAGTAAATACAATTCACTCAGTTTCATCAGCCTTGCACCGCCCTTTCTACACGTTCTATAAATTCATCAATAGCCTTGTTTTCTACTGGTGCAATATGAACCTTTGCACCGACACGTCCACCGTTTACCTTGGCATGTCCTTTTTCTAATAAATGCGTAAGGCGATAGTGTTTTTTATTATGAATAATCCACTTATTGCCCTTTTTCGTTTTAGCCCAACTCTTAGCATACTTGCCGGTTCTTTCGGGGCTTGATTGCTTTAGTTCGTTTACCGCATCTGTTGCCACTTCTTCAGCAGCTCCATCAACTTCTTCTTGAACTTCATTTGTGTATTGTCTTAAAGCCCTTGTTATCTCATTAGCCAAACTATTAATATCAGCCATAATCAAACACCGGCTTTCTCTTCGCAATAAAGTTCAATTTTCTCGTTTTCTGTCTGATAAGTACGATAGATTGAATAAATCTTATCATTGTACTTCAGTTTCATTTCTTCCTGGTAATCGCCACTGTGGACGATTAACTTCTTTGTCGCTTTAATCCCCGCTTGTCCTGCTGCAAAGAACTCCGATTGAGCAATACCTTTCTCGTTGCAATAAACCATGCGTGAGTAACTTTCATTCATATGCTTTTGTCCTAGTTCATCCTCGGTTATAGTGACGACTGGAAAAAACAATACATTACTGAACATTGTAATCACCACATAGAGCCAAGCTTATTTTTAAGCTATCGTATGATCTTTGGTATTTCTCAGAGTCGGCATTACCTAAACCAAAATTCGCTTTACAGTACAACTTTACAGCCTGTAGGATTAAAGGGTCATTTTCATTTATCACTTGTACACCTGAAATAGATAAGTCAATCTTGCAACTATCAATTAAGTCTGCTATTTCATCATCTAAATGAGTGTGCGTGATTCGTAACGCTTCTTTTACTTTCGTTAACATGGCTTATTCACTCGCTTTCTTACGAGTTCGTTTCACCGTTTTCTTTTCTTCTTCTTTTTCTAAGGTGGATAACTCTTCATTCGCTTTAATAAAGCCCAAATTTTCAAGTTCTTTCACCCTATCAAGTTTCATAGACTTGTAGAAAGAACCAGCCGCAAAATATGCAGCCGATTCCTTGCAAACAAAATCAACTAATACTAAGTGATTCATTTAGTTCACTTCCTTAAGCTGAAGGAGCAATAATAGAGAATGCTTTTTCGTTTGTTACGTTACCATCTACGATAGTGTAAGCAGAGAAACCAACTTTACGTGCTTTAATATCACGTACAGATTCAACAGATAAAGCTTCATTTGTGTTAACTACGTAGCCTTTAGCGTTACCGATAATTACAGTTCCAGCAGGAACAGCACTATCAACTTTAACTGGGAAGCCTAAGATACGACCAACTCCACCTGCAACAACATCAGCAACGAATAGAGGACGTCCGTTCATGTCCATAATGTTAGCTAGGTTATTCCAAACTGTAGCATTAGAAGCGTAAATTACAGCACCTGGAACGTGTTTAGCACCTAATTTAGAAACAGCAGTTGTAATATCTTTGTAAGCAATACCAGTTGCAGCAGTGTAAGTAGTACGTTGAGCAGCAACAGAAGTTAATGCAGTTAATACACCAGTCATTTCTTTAACACCAGTACCGCTAATAGCTTGACGTCCTAATTCAGCCCCTACACGATCAACGATTTCGCCTTTTAGGTATTCAAGGAAAGCACCAATTGACATACTTTCTAGTTTGAAAGATACTTCAACGTATTTAGCAACTTCTTTACCGCCAAGAGCGATTTCAACGAAAGTGTTTTTCTCTACTGCTGTAGCTGTAGCTTCATCATAACCTGCTGCATCACCTGCTGTGATAGCTGTATGTTTAGGAAGTTTAAGTAATCCAGTTACTTGGAATTTACGAGCATCAGCGAAAAACGGTGCTTGTGCTTCAATATCAGAAATAATTTCATTTAAAGTAGTTGTTGGGATAACAACACCAGTATTTAAAGTAGTGTGGTTATTCATTTCCATGAAAGTACTGTTTTCTTCAGGTGTTAATTCTTGTCCCATTAGCGTTTTAGCAAATGCATTTTTGTAAAGTGATTCAGTTGATAGAACTTTTGTGATATTTTCCATTGTCTTTGCTCCTTCTACTTGTACATTTTTATTTTCTAAATCTAGAATTTTATTATTCTCTTGCATTGCTTTTAAGTTAGC